GTCGTGCCTCTTTTTTACGGTCATTGCCATAATCTTAAAATCTCCTATATAAGAGTGTCAGTCATTTATATTTCTACTCCATGCCTAAAAAATGATGGGTTAAATATTTATGATACCTTTTAGGTCTTCATAAAATTGTGGAGGCAGATTTGGAATTCGTGTAACCCCTTGCACCCACGCGTCTGTAATAACTTTGTCATCAGGCTTGACGGCTACGCCCGTACCAGTTAGCGCAAAGGCTTTATTTTTATCAGAATTCTGAGGGTCTACCACTGACCAATAGCCGTCAACGCCTGACAATCCCGGAATCTCTCGGTCAAGTGTTAGGGTGTTGCCGTTTTTTTTAGAGACTATTGCCCCGCCTACACAATCAACTGTTTTAATGCCATCAATTTCAGTCTCCGCATAAACGACGATTAAATCACCCGCCTGAACGTTGTAGTCTACAATACCGCCATTAATCTGCAACTTATTATTTGCGCCGCTATATCCTACAGCACCCCCATGTTTGATCACATAACAGATGCCATCGATAGGCCTCGTTATAGGTGTACCCTCTGGAAGGAAATCTACGCCTTCTAACCCCTGTGTGCTAATACACACGCCTCCGGGAATGTCAGCTATTTTTTTCAAAAAGACGGAAGGCCTTCTTGTGTCCTTGCGCCTTTTAACTGTCATTGCCATAATTTTTTAATCTCCTTAAAATAAATTTTTAATAAGGTTTTTTGTCTTTCGCCTCATCGCCTGCCGCCCTTTCGGATACGGCCTTTTTGAGCGACTCCGGCACTTGGCCCGACCCGCCTCCGCCCCCTGCCGGTGGACTGAACAGCCCGCCCTGACCTTTGTTGCTTTTGATAAGCTCGTCAGCATCAGCCTTGATACCCACGAGCCAGCCGTCAAAGTCGGCATCGTCCTTGAATTGATAGCGTCCGAAGTCGTCCGTGATGCGTTTCGCGTATTTCTCCGGTGCGCCCTTAAGGGTGCTTTGCAACTTCGTTGTGCGTTCATTGACTACGCGCCCCTGCTCTATATTATCGAGACGTTTGTTAATTGCCTCCAATGCTTTCAGTGTCGCGTTGTAATGCCCGTCTGTGTCTGCTGTATCGGGTTTATCTTGACCCCCCTTGTCAGGGTTGTCATCACCGGATGGATTAACCGCCTTGCCGTCTTTGAGATTATGCCTTTTCTCATAATTGGCTACAGCTGTTTGAGAAGCCTCGGTGACGCGGCTCTCGGTATATTGGTCGAGTACGTCTTGCATGGTGAGCGCCTCAACGGCAGCCTTGGCAGCGTCCTCTGTGGTTGCAGTCTTCGCGAGCTTTGCTGCTATCCTGCTTAAAATGTCGGCCCTCAACCCCTGAAACTTAGTTGTCAAAAGCTCTAAAATTGTTTTTTCCATGGTGTTCCTACAATATTTGCCCAAATATAATAAATAATTTTAATATGGCTTATCACATAAGCCTTTTTTTACAAATTTTTCAAAATATCGTTTACGATCTTGCGGTTGTCACTCAAAAAGTAGGGTAACTTTTTGGCCGTCACGATACGCTGCTTGTTAGCCCTCACCCACTCGGTAAAAATTGGAGGCATCTCTTTGACCCGATTGCGGCTATAGCTCGATGCTCTTTTGCCTGCCATAATCAAAGCGTCATCTCTGTCCATCTCTGCCTCTGTCTTGAGAATTGCCGTCATCTGACAAAGGCAGTTAGGGTGCCAGCCGGTGAACTTGAAATTTTTAGGATAGTCGCCCTGTAGCTCATCGCAAATGTCGTATGCCGGATGCGCGCCGCTCAAGGTGATACGCACCCCCACGACAAAGTCCATCTTATCCCACCGCAGCTGATCGGCAGTGTGATATGCGGCGTTGATCTCGGTGCGCGCCACCCTCATGGCGTTCTTGTAACTCGACCGATAAACTCCCGCCCCCGGGTGATACTCCTTTGCCGCTTTGGATAGTTGCAGCTTACCCTCGGCATCGCGTACACGGCGGTAAAGCCTGTTAGGCTCCCTCAAATATTTCCGGATATCTCGCGATAGCTCCGCTGCCGACTTCGCCTCTGACAGCCCCAGCCCTATGGCCCCCTCGATCTGCTTTAACACTTCGCCTTGACGCCACACCCCTGCCGACAATGCCTCGATCTTCAGCACGCGCGTCTTCTTAAACGCCTCGAGTGCTTTGTCGTTATTAGAGAGATAGGCGCGCTGCTTTGACTTCGGCAGCTTGCTGAGATTCTTACCAAATAACCGATTGACCATTTCATCATTTTGCCGGTTGGCCACGGCCCATGCCGCCTCCACTCCGTTAAGGACGATAAACCTTATTTGTGAGTCCACCTCGGCCATCAGCTGCTCCAGCCTCCTTTTTGCCGTTGGGAATTGGCTCAAACTGAACACGCCCCCCGGCGGCAGGTCGAGACGCACTCCGATCTTCGCAGCCTCGATAGCTGCGAGCCGGTATATCTCGTCGATGTGTCTTTGCACCTGTGCTACGAGGGCCTTATTAGTCTGAGCTTTTTTAGGCATTATTCATAAGCTCCAAACACACTGCGTTGCTCATCCTCTCTGATCTGGTCAAGTGTCTGTTGAGGATTTTTGGACAGCCCCGCTTTCTCAATCGCCTCATACTGGCTCATAATAGCCTTGCCGCCGGTAGCGTTGCTGTACCTCTCGATGCGGTCTTTCTCGTCATCTATCTTGTATGGATTGATTCTATTTTCCACCGGCATAGCAGCAAAAGCGTCCGCGATGTCTGGAAACATAAGCCCCGCTAACGCTTTTACCACATTAGCCTCTCTGTCGAGAAATTCCTGAAGCGCGCCGGCCTCCTGAAGCACGCGCAATTGCGCGTCGATAAACAGCATCTTGCGCGCCTCCCCACTCATCGGCGTGCTTTTCATATTCTCGTAGCTTATGTCCGGTATCTGCAGATTGGTGTAGTACTCCCTGCGCAGCCCCTCGAGTTGCAGCTTGACGGCCTCCGGCGATTGCTGCCATGTCACGTACTCCAAGCGGCCAGATGCCGGATACTTGACCACTTTGCGGAATTTGTCCGTGTCCTCATTTCCCATTTGGATCGTCTCATCGGCAAAAAGTGCCAATATCGGTGCGGAGTTGTCACGGATGCAGTTGCCATTGTCGCTGTAGGTGCGCTCCTGCTCCGCTCTCAAACGGCTGCTATCTCTCCAGCACGGCTTTTTGGACCATGCATAGGCCCCCGGTATCTTTCCTATCTCCAGCTTTTTTCTAAACAATTCTTTCCACGCGTCAGCGCCCTCTTTGTTAGTCTGCTCCCACCGTATGTGCCACGTGTCAGTGAAGGTGTCAAAAAAGCGGTGGGTATCGACGCCGTTGTAATAGTTGTATTCAAAAGACAAAGCGATGAGGTCTAAGTCATCGTCAAATAGCGGATATATGCCGTCGCCATTCATCGGCGTGTAGGTGCGTCGCCTGATCTTGTAATTGCACTTTTCGCCATAGTCATAATGCGGAGCTGAATCTACCAAGTACCATAACGTTGCGATCTCGCAACCTGCGAAAAAATGAACGCCTCGCTCAAGGTTCAACGCATTGATACGATTCTTCTTGTAAATTCGTTCCATTATAGCCTGTGCGCGCTGCGCCCTTTCGTCCTGCGCATCGTATATGCGCGTTACCGGTATGCCGAATGTCAAGCCCGTAAGGCGGTTAGTTGCCAGCTGCTCGAGTGATAGAGGCACTCTCACCACTTTGCCTCCCTCCATTACGCTGACATCCTGATAGGTAGCCTCGTTCATTATGTCGTGATGCTTGATGTCATAATCTTTAGCAAGCTCACTCCATAAAGGAGGGCTCGGAATTTTACGCTTTAACTCCGTGATGATGTCATCTGTTTTTTGTAAACTTAAAATTGAATTGATGTCGGTAGGCATTGTGTTATCTCCTTATTCCTCTGATAATCTCTAATTGCTCTAAATCTGAATTGTCGTATGTTAATTGTCGGTTATTGAAATCTTGAACAGCATAGCCGGTAATATCCACATATTCATCGTGCTTTGCAGTAGGGAATCCTGCCATCTCATCAAGATAACCGGCGTTCCACACACCTGCCATCAGCTTGACCCTCTGCGCCTCGAGTGTCGGCGATGCTGCATTTGCTCTCTCCACCTTGCTGGTAGTTGGTGTGTCAATCGCCACGATGTTAAGCTGAGTATAACGCCGCAACTGCTGTATCAATGAGAGGCCGTTTGCTTTAGGCTCTATCCGCACCGTGCTTTTGTGATTATACCCCATTTGCCGCACGTAGTTAGGCAGCCATTTGCATAATTCGGGAAACTCTAAATAAACCTTTACAGCATCGATGATCAGGAGGCTGTTACCGTCATCGCACACGGCTATCACACCGGTAGGGTCGTTTTTAGTATTCGTCGTATATGCCGTGTCGATATAAAAGTGAACGCCACGCTGCCTTTGCGCCTGCTGCACTACTTGCTGGAGCGATTGATTTGCCGTTATCGGGAACCAGTCGCGCCTTATGAGATTACCTGCTTTGTTGTACGGCTGTTGATCATATTGCCCTGCATACATCTGTGTGCCTAATGCCGTTTTTTGCTCTTGCAGCACCTCCGGCGACAGCCTTATGGGATCGAGAAGTCCATTTGTGTAAAACTGCTTAAGCTCTATCGGATAAACCTCATCCGATATCTCCGCCGGCAGGCATATATGTTTTATGCCGTCAGTCGACTGCGCCAAAAGATAGCCGGTGACGTCATCTTCGTGAAGCCTCTGCATTATGGTGACCGTAGGCGTGTTGGCCTTGTCAACCTTACGCGTGGCGAGTGTAGCCGTATGGTCGTTTGCCGCTTTGCGCATCGCCTCCGAGGACGCCTGCCCCGGGTTCAAAGGATCATCGTTAATTATAACATGTGCATGCTTACCCGTGATAGTGCCTCCGGTTGAAGTGGTGTATCGCGCCCCTTTGCGCCGCGTCTCATAGTTGCTCCGTGCCGTGCGATCTTGCCTCAACCTCACATGTGGAAATAATTTTTGATACTTCAGCGATAAAATAACATCGCGAGATTTACTCGAATGGTCTTCGGCAAGGTCGGCGCTATAAGAATTTGTGATTATGCGCAAAGAGGCATCTTGCGTCCAAAGCCATGCCGGCCACATGATAGTACAAATTCGGCTCTTTGTCGTTCCGGGAGGAATGTTGATGATCAGGTCATAAGGCTTCGGCTCACGCGCCACTATATACCTCGACAGCTCCTGCAGCTCATCGCATAAGTAACGTATGTGCCAATTTGCCACCAGCG